AATATTATACGGATGGCCGCTTTTAGAATTTCAAATTTTGAATTTCAAAATTAAAAAACTTTAGCTATTTACCATAATGCCATTTGGAGTACACCTATATATTGGCCACCAATACTCCGATTGCAGACAGCAAATGAATTAGTGGTCAATCGGAGTACATTGACTAAATGGCTCCTCTACGTCGATTTAAAATTTGCGCAAAAAATTATTTCCTCACTTATCCAAAGTGCTCTCTCACCAAAGAGGAAACACTTTCCCAAATACAATCCCTACAAACCCCAGTAAATAAACTGTTCATCAAAATTTGCAGAGAGCTTCACGAGAATGGGGAACCTCACCTCCATGTGCTTATCCAATTCGAAGGTAAGTACCAGTGCACGAATCAGAGATTCTTCGACCTGGTATCCCCAACCAGGTCAGCACATTTCCATCCGAACATTCAGGGAGCTAAATCCAGCTCCGACGTCAAGTCCTATATCGACAAGGACGGAGACACCATCGAATGGGGAGAATTTCAAATTGATGGCAGATCTGCAAGGGGAGGGCAACAATCAGCCAATGACGCTTACGCCGCAGCTCTTAACGCAGGCAGTAAGTCAGAGGCTCTTAGAGTCATTAAGGAATTAGCCCCTAAGGATTTTGTTTTACAATTTCATAATTTAAATAGTAATTTAGATAGGATTTTTCAGGAGCCTCCGGCTCCTTATGTTTCTCCTTTTTTATCTTCTTCTTTTAATCAAGTTCCGGAAGAACTTGAAGAGTGGGTGAGTGAGAACGTGATGGATGCCGCTGCGCGGCCGTGGAGACCGAATAGTATTGTAATCGAGGGTGATAGTCGTACCGGAAAGACAATGTGGGCCAGGTCATTGGGACCACATAACTATTTATGTGGCCATCTTGATCTCAGCCCAAAGGTGTACAGCAATGATGCGTGGTACAACGTCATTGATGACGTAGACCCGCATTATCTAAAGCACTTTAAGGAATTTATGGGAGCGCAGAGGGACTGGCAAAGCAACACAAAGTACGGGAAGCCAATTCAAATTAAAGGCGGAATTCCCACAATCTTCCTATGCAATCCAGGCCCAACGTCGTCCTATAAAGAATTTCTGGACGAGGAAAGGAACGCAGCACTCAAGCAGTGGGCAATTAAGAATGCGACCTTCGTCACCCTCCACGAGCCATTGTTCACAAGTGCCAATCAAGGTCCAACACCGTATAGCGAAGAAGAGAACCATACGGCGTAAACGGGTTGACCTAGACTGCGGCTGCTCATATTATCTCCACATCGACTGCTCCAACCATGGATTCACGCACAGGGGAACTCATCACTGCTCCTCAGGCACAGAATGGCGTGTTTATCTGGGAGATAAACAATCCCCTCTATTTCACGATCACCAGCCACGAAATAAGGCCATTCAACATGAACCACGACATCATCAACATCCAGATAAGATTCAACCACAACCTCAGGAAGGAACTGGGGATTCACAAATGTTTTCTCAACTTCAAGGTCTGGACGACCTTACGGCCTCAGACTGGTCGTTTCTTAAGGGTATTTAGAATTCAGGTCCTCAGATATTTAGATAGATTAGGTGTTATTTCAATTAATACTGTAATTAGGGCAGTTGATCATGTATTGTATGATGTACTTGTAAATACACTCCAGGTTTTGGAGGATCATGAAATAAAATTTAATATTTATTAATTTGTCACTGCATCATAGAAATAGATGCGTATTTTCAATGTAGCGTACACGGGATTGGAATAATGAGTACAAGCCATATACAACAACAACGCATTCTCAGTATGATTTTCATACTTCGCTGCCTCCTGGTGATTATAAACTACATGATTATTAATCCTATAAAATCTCTTAACTAAAGCCTGTTCCTTCATCCCAGAAGGACCACCAACAACGGTAGCATGAAACTTGCGCAAAACCTGTAACCTATCTCGCAAATCATTCTTCACAGTCGCAGTACTGGGCTCATTGTCAAACATGTTAAACACCTGCCCAAAGTCCATGGGCGCTGATCCACTGGGCCTGCGATCTCGGACCAAGAAGAACATCACGTTGTTCGTGTGATTCTGCTTCTTTATATTTTCATCCATCCATACTTTACCTAAAATGTAAATGGACTTAATACAAAATCTCTTACCAACCCTATGAGTGATACCCGAACCACGCGTCACATCGCTAACACAGCGAGCAATACCCGTATGCTTCACATCATCCCTTTGCTCAAATGACTGGACCTTACATGGGCCTTCACAGCCCTTAGGAACATCAGGGCTTCTGTACATTCTGTACATCCTGGGCTTTCGGTACATGGGCCGGTAAGTCCATGACCGACGCCTGTTTGTGGCGGGGGCAATGGGGACAGCAACACGGTTGGTATATGGGCTGTCGAAGTTCAGCCTTCGACGAACCTTCGAGACGGGCGTGGAAATGATTATATCGCCGGGTCGCTTCGACATAGTCACGAGCCCTAATAACAGAGATAAGATCGCGAATTAAATCGTGGCCCAAAGTGTTGGGCTCATACGTTTCCTCAACGGCCTGCAAATATTTTACAGCAAGCATACAACGAAAACCATGAACAGAATCAGGGAACTCATTTAACAATGGATCCCACATTGTGACAGGCCCACAAACTTAGCGGCCAAGTATATAAGGACAAAACCCAATAAATAACCTTCCAGGACACAATTTCATTGGACGACATAGTATAGTGGGGGGGACCACTTCTTTTTCGGGGGCGCGGCCATCCGGT